ATGCCAACCTTGCGCACCTTAAGTCATCTTGACCTGCTGCGGCTTACCTGCGGAGGCTGCGGACGGATCAGAGATATACCGTCGCGATTCATGGCCATGATGTGCGGGGAAGAAACAGAAATACTCACTATGCCACGTCGAATGAGGTGCCATGTCTGCGGTTATCGCGGTAAGAGTAGCGTGGACATCCTTGTCGGTCAGGTCGATCTGCAGGGAGCGTATTTTATTTATCAGGAAGATGACGGTATGAGGAGATTATTTTGAATAAGGACTCAGCACAATGAGCGATGATACCCCGCCATGGGAAAACAAACCGGCCAAACAGGAGGCACTCTATATCCACTGGTGTATGCACGAGGGTTGTAAGAAATGGGGTGGCTGGGGATTTAACGGCCGGTATGGCGTCGAATGGTTCTGCTTTGACCACAAAGAGGACGGCAATAAAACAGTTAAGTGACTTACATATACTGACGCTCTATAGACTGCTGTTTTAATTCTCCAACATGAGGGATTGACCAACTCATATTGGGTCGTACTGCTTAAATTCAACCACAACTTAAAATTGATAGAAATAAAATTAAAAACTAATGATTGACAAAAAATATTAATAGTCCATATTGATGTTATCGATATTTTACTTGTTTAGCTTTGCTTTTTGCGCAGCATCTGCGCCCTTAACGAACCTTTCATATCAAAAATCGCTATCATACTCGTAACGCTATCCTGCGTTATGAGCACCTTATGTTGCTATTAAAGGGTTCATTATGACCACCGGCACAGTTAAATGGTTTAATTCCACAAAAGGCTTCGGCTTCATTCAGCCTGACAACGGCAATGCAGACGTATTTGTTCACATTTCAGCCGTTGAACGCGCTGGCATGCGTGAAATCGTTGAAGGCCAGAAGCTCGGTTACGACCTTGAGCGTGATAATAAGTCAGGCAAAATGTCAGCTTGCAATCTGCAAGCAGCATAACTTGGTGTAACTCACTCCTTTGACCACGGATGTACTGGCACTGGAGAGAATACACATAATGAGAGGTCAGGCATTTTTGTCTGGCCTTTTTTATTTCTCACATCAAGATTGGCTACCAGATGAAATCAATGCATAGCTTATTACGTCAAAATGCAGAAATTGCCTTTGAGAAAACGCAGCTTCAAAGCAGTGTTCATGCACGTATCTCCGATGAAATCGAAGAAAATGTGAAACTTCGCGATGAGAAAACCGCTCGATTAAAAGCGCAAAGACTTGCTCAAGCAGCGATCACACCGCCTTCAAAAACAAAGAAATCAAAACCAAAGAGCAACATTAAGCCACATTAAAACCACCCTTTATCATGAAGCTGACAACCCCAAGGATCAAAGCGCTTATTATAAGCCAAACGACCTTAGCCAGAGTATCACTTACACCGGATATTTTCTTCTCAAGATCGTTAAACCGGTTGTCCATATGCTTCCATTGTTCGTCTTTGCGTGCATCTGCTATTTCAGATTGAACCTGAAACTTCTCGAGAACCACAAGGCGCGGGAGAATACCGGTCAGCTGCTGCTCAAGATTTACAACGCGGGAACGAAGATCGAAATCATTCTCTGTTGGCGACATCACCAGCACCCCGCCTTGTTCCCGTATACATTATGACCAGCAATGCCTTTGCCCGCCTGCGCATCATTACCTGCCAGATACACAGCTGTTTCCGGTTTAAGGCTGATTTCCTGCCAGCCCGCGCAATTGCTCGCACTGGTCGCGCACCCCGCCAAGCTCAACACACAGAGCAAAGCTGTCCAAATTGTCGATTTTCTCATTAATCCCTGCCCTGCTCTGAATTGCCTGTGTGACAGCTTGAGCAGCTTTTAATGCCGCATCCTGTTTGCCGTCATGTTGCCCGAGCGCATAAAAAAAGAGGCCTGAAACTGCCCCTCCGATAACCGCACCAGTGATGTGTTGAAAGTTGATCTTCATGCCGCCTGATCCTGCATGCGCTTGATGAGGAAATAAACACCGGTGGCAAATGCTCCGACCATGATAATTGCAAGCGCCCATTGGATCGGACCCGAGCCGGAAGCCATACCGCCAAGACCGGATAAAAGGCCGCCAATTGATGCCCATGCCTCTGGCTTTTTAAATGTTTCCATGAGAGATTGATCTTTGGGGTTGGCCTTAGCCGAGGAAGTATTCACATCGGTATTTACTTGGAATCCCCGTATGAGCTGACGTGATTGCGCCTCCACACTGATCACCCGCTTTTGCCAACCCCGACCAAACACCGGCCAAGTTTTCAATGTCTTCATGAACCGAAGACGCTCCGCCGCATAAGCGGCGATCAGATCGCCCTTATATGCCTTCACAGCCGCAACGGTATGAGCGCCGACGATACCATCAGCCGTCACGCCAACAATCCGTTGTAGCGATTTAATCGCCTGTGCTGGGCCACTGTTCACACCATAGTCAAAAGCCATGAAGTCAATGCCAACCGGAAGCAGATCGCCGCCGGATTGCACCCAATAGGAGCGCCGATAAATCTTTGCAGCTTCTTCCTTGGTGAGCGCTTTGACCTGTGCAGGTGTAACGCTGGCAACACCACGGTGAGCGGCCAATGTCCTGTGTGTGATGCCGTACTTCGTGGCACCGCCCGGGTCTTTCGGATTATTCACATATCCGCCCTCATGACCAAACATCAGGTCAAGCGCGGTCGTTAAGGTCTCACGCATAGCGTTCCTTTCATAAAAAAAGCCCCGCAAAAGCGAGGCATCAGTTCATTGTTGAAAATAATAATTACAAAGCTTAACTGCTACAGACAAATGAATATGCGTTTTCACATGACTGTTGCTGTCATGTAACAGCTATTTTTCACTTGCCAGTGTAGAAAATAACTCAAGAATTATCTTTTGGGAGATCAATATGTTTAAAAGCCTTACCCTTGCAGCATCCGCCGCACTTTTGTTCACCAGCTCCGCTATGGCCGCCGATGCCGTAGTTTATAACGAACCAGCACCAGTTGTGGTTGACACCTTCTCCTGGACAGGCGGCTACATTGGTGCGCATGCTGGCTACGGCTGGGGCAAAACCAATGACGTTAACAATCTTGGCTCCCCAGAAAAGAAAATGAAGGGCGGACTTGGCGGCATTCAAGCTGGTTACAACTACCAGTTTGACAATAATATGGTTCTTGGTGCGGAAGCTGACATTTCTTTCAGCGGCGTAAAGAAGAACTGGAATGATACCGACGCATACAGCACATATTACACACAAGACAAAATCGGCACACATGGTACAGTTCGGGCTCGTCTCGGTTATGCTGCTGATCGCTTCATGCCTTATATTACGGGCGGTCTGGCTTGGGCTGATATGAAGCATACTGTAGGATGTTCAGATAAAAACGCTCTTGGAGGCTTCCCAGCAGGAAGCACTTCATGCCGTGCTGGCACAGCTCGTCCATCATTTGAAAATTCGGCTTCAAAAACCTCCATTGGTTATAGCGTAGGTGCAGGTCTTGAATATGCTGTGACAAATAACTGGACTTTGAAGGCTGAATATCTTTACTCGAATTTTGGCAAGAAAAACGTCACTATTACAGATCCTAACTTCCCTGCTGCATCTGGTGAACGTCGCTTCAAAACAAACCTCAGCGAAGTTCGCATCGGTGTAAACTACAAGTTCTAATCCCTCTTATAGAACTGAATTACAGCCTCAGATCAACGTCTGGGGCTGTTTTCGTTTTAAGCGCTTAACGCCTGCTGCCACATTACATCAACCTGCTCCTTCGTTAACGACAGATGCGCTGCCACTTTGTTGAGCAATGGGTGCAAACGCCGGTACTCAGAAGCGTCTTGCCACTCGATTACAGATTCATCACCCATCGCGAGAATAGCCGCGTCGAGGTCAGACAAGCTGATACCGTTGCGCACTAATGTCAGACGAAGCTGGCGCTTGCTGATTGGCGGCATCAGGGCGCGTTGCTGTTCTGGCGTTAATTCTGCTCCGGGAATGTCGCCACCCTCAATGTCTTCGACCGGAACTTCTTTCATGGGTAGTGCAAAATCAGGATACGCTTCCGGGTGCATAGGGAAGCCTTTTTTCCCGATACGTTCATGATCGACAACTGTCACAGTGCTCATGTTAGGCCTCTTTATCAACTTCAGGGATGAACCGCCCGGTGCCACGTTCACAGTTCGGGTCTAAATTCAGGACGAAAGCATCTTTTCGCCGCCCTGTGACCATCCAAGCGATTTCGTCATTACAGGTTTCATCAGCACAGGTGATATTCAATATGGCGCCGGTCATCTTGCCATCAGGCCATACGACTGTGCCGCCTTCCTGATTTTGCAATGAGGAAATCATGATATCAGCATTCAATGCCGAGAAAGTACCCGGCACCATTCCAAAATAGTCATCGATATTGACAGCTGCCTTGCCATTAACAAGGCGGACAACACCACGATAAATATTGACGTATTCTGGAGCTTCAACAAAGCCATGACGAAGGTTTTTATTTGCCGGATCAAGAGGGTGATCAATCAGGAAAGTGCCGCTGCCCTTTGACAAAGCACCCGGTATGTGTACGCGGTTATCAGAACCGAAGCACTCAAGAAGAACTGTACCACCGAAACCAGCTTGAACGCGCCAACTCCCGTACACCGTATCGGATATATTGGCGCCCATTGTATATGCGTATGCCGCTCCAGGAGATTGTAAGAAATACGCCGGAATATTACCCACAACTGAAATAGTGGTGCCGACTATTTTTACAGCTCCGGTAAAGTTAGTACCTGACAAACTTGCCTTACCGTTTAAAGCGCTCTGCGTTGCCGCTGAAACCGGAAGCTGCGCCGCTGTCTGGCCGTTTAATAAGGCGCTATCTGCTGCTTTTGCCTCCGTGCCGAGTTTACCCTCCAATGCATCAGCAATCGCACCAGAAGCCACCATCTGCGCTTCTGACTTGTTGGCCACGTTGCCAAGGCCGACTTCTGAAGGTGTGTGAGTATGTGCTGATGGCGGGAAAGTTGCGGGTTTACCCGACAGATCGCCGTAACTGCCTGTCGTGGCAACCGCTGCCAGTGCTGGGGTTTTGTCCGCATCAGCTGGAATACCGGCCAGCTTATTCGCCTCGGCTGTGGTATAGCCTTTATAGCCAGAAGCATATGAAATTGTCAGCGTGCCTGAGCCGGTAACAGGTGAGCCAGATACAGCAAAACCTGTGGGAGCTGACAAGCCAACAGAGGTAACAGTCCCTGCTCCTGCAACAGTTCCCCACGTACCATCACCGCGGAGGAAGGTTGCTGCTGACGGGGTGCCGGTTGCTGAGATATCGGCAACTGCAATGTTGTTCTTTGCGGCCAAACTGCCAAGTGTTGGCTTGCCGTTCAGATCGGCATAATTTCCAGAAGTTGCCACCGCTGCCAGAGCGGGAGTTTTATCAGCATCAGCCGGTATCCCCGCCAATTTATTGGCTTCCGCCGTTGTATAGCCACGGTATCCGGCAGCATATGAGATAGCAAATGTGCCTGCTGTGCTGATCGGTGTCCCTGCAACAGCCAGCCCAGCCGGAACAGTAACGGCAACCGAAGTAACCGTGCCGGTATTGGCAGTCGCACCGGCAGCAATGTCATCTAGCTTGGTCTTATCGCCGGATGACATCAGCCCGTTACTCATCACCGTCGCAACACCGGGCGTTTTATCGGCATCAGCAGGAATACCTGCCAGTTTTGAACTCATCGCCGTGGTAAAGGCTGCCGTTGTAGCGTCCAGAACAGCTTTATTGCTGTGCGTGTGTCTCGCAGCCGTATTCGCAATAATTTCGGCTTCTCTGGCTATCGGAACAGCGCTGACATCACCTGAACTCAGCGTGATAGTTCGCCCTGACTTTCCATTGATAGTTTGCACCGCCGTATCTGCCAGTGCCAGACTTGCCAGTGATGTGGAGCTGAGAGCAAAAGTGCGATTTGCAGCCAGTGTACCACCGCCAGTCAACCCATCCCCAGCCGTTAGTAGGAGCGTAGGTTGAACTGCTGTATCCGCATTATTCCCTTGGCTTGCCGTTGCAAAATACGAAACATCTTTTGACGCGGCAGAGCCAAGAGAGGCAGGCGTAGCTGCTACATCAGTGCGTACACCAGCTTCAACTTCTGCCTTGGTCGCCGATGGAATTTCAAACGAATGCGTATGATAAGGAACAGCCATCGTTAGCCCTCCGTAGGTGTATTTGCAGCCGCAAGCAGTTCTGCCAGCGAGACATGCACCAGCTTGCCATTGGCATAAATCACGACCCTGATTTTAGATTTGTCTTTGATGCTACCGATTGCGGACGGGAGAACTGTTTGAGCCATCAGTATTTCACCATCACAAACACAGTGTTGTTGATTGGACGGGCATCGTTGCCGCCATCCTCACCTGTCGTCCCGCTAACCGTATGGGTATGACTGCCAGAGGGATCGGTCGTGCTTGACCAGCTCAGATTGAGATTTGCACCGCCGAGTGTTGGGCGACTGCCACCTTGGTCAGAATACTGGTGACCTCGTACTGTAAACCCATGTGAATGCTCTCCAGCCTGACTTGTTGTTGCGGAGAAAGGATGGGTATGCTTTTTGTTCTGACTATCCTGTTGGGCACCAAAAACACGACCGCTGTCTAATCCGCGCCCGTCATCCCAGCCACGCATGAAAGTCCCGCGCCAGTCAGGAATTTGAAATGTGGTTGAGCCATCACCAGCCCCAAAACGGGTACCGATGACATTAAACAACGCGGCATAATCTGTGCGTGAAATTGTCCGCCCGTCACAATACAAATATCCGGGCAAATCGACAGGTGCGGCCATGATTTCATAAGAGCCAACCGGCTTGAAAGACACAGTCGGGTTTAGCAACAGCCATCCGCCAGCATTGCCATCCAGTGCAGATGAGTAAATCACCTCATAGATGCCATTAGTGGTGATATTGCCCGTTGAAAGCTGCACAACACCAGTATTCACCGACATGCGGAATACTGGTTTCGCCCCGACTGAATTTACATTGAGCGTAGCAGTACCGGTATTTGTATTGGTTGCTCTGAAGGCAATTCGAATGCCATCCACATAGGAGCTGAACGGGCTTTTCGCAGCAAAGGTAATCACATTGGCTGTTCCGGCCGTTGCTGTCACGCCACCAAGATCAGATACCAGCTCCCGCACACGCTGCATCATAGACCGCGCTGAGTTATTCACTGTCGAGGGTGGCTGCCCTTCCTGCCAGTTGATGTTGTCGTCCGAGTTGGCATTTGATGCCGATTGGAGCGACCAGCTATAAATTGAGGACATCAGCGCACCTGCTTTCCGTTATTGAGCAGCTGCATGACATAAGCCCCCAAAGCATCGCCTGTGTTACTGCCATATTGAGGTTGCCCGCCTTGAGCTGGAGCGGCAGGCATGCCGCCACCGCCCTGACCGCCTCCGAGAACTTTTTGTAGACCTTGTACTTTGCTCCCAAAATCTGTCAGGCCGTTAATCGCCCCACTTGTCAATCCGCCCGATAAGCCGCCAGTTGCAGCACCTGTAGCCGCCCCTCCAAGCATTCCCATGCCGAGATTAGCCATTCGCCACCTTCTTTCCTAAGAGTGATTGAACATAATTTGCTAAAGCTGTTGCCTGCTGCGATGACGGACCTTGAACAGGCGCCAACTGCATTGCAGGAGCTTGCGGGATCTGTTGCTGTCCATTGCCGGCCGACATGGAGCCGAACATCTGGCCTGCGCCGTCGAGATAGTTGCCCTTGGCGATGTCAGCCATGCCGCCCATGAAGCTTGGTTGCCGTTGAGTTTGCGTGGGATCAAATGCGCTCATGATGCCGTCCGGCTGCTGAACCTGCTCCGGCGCTCCGGTTGATGATGGCTGAGACATTGGAGGGCCGCCAAGAGCCGACATGAACTTCTGGCCGTATGATCCGACATCCGTCCCGAGAACGTCTTTTCGCTCCGTTTTTCCGACGCCTCCCGGGCCTGCAAACCACGCTTGCGCTGCTCCCTCGGGGCCATACTTATCAACGTAGCCGCCAAACTTGTGATCAAAGATTGCATCTTGTAACGCGGGGCTAGCCATAAATTGCTCTGGTGTGATTTGACGCCCCAGCGCAGCTTGTGACCATGGACCAATATTAGCCTCCATGATCTGATAGCGGCCAAGCGCTCGCCCCATCTTCGGATTGGTGGGGCCTACTGCGGAGTAATTCCCACTCCCTCGGCTTTCGATGCTAGCAATAGCATCACGGTATTTTGGATTAGCCATTGCTTTCTCCATATAAAAAGCCCCGCAAAAGCGAGGCCTTACAAATTATAACGATGCACAGTGTTATTATCTTAAAGTGAGCGTTCCAGTTACCGAGTAAGGCTGGCCAAAACAGTGGCTATGCTGTCCTGCGCCACCTATAATTGCGCCGCCGCCAACTAATGGCTTTGTTCCTCTGCCCTCTCTTACAAATTTATAAAATTTGTCGGCTGTATCCAGTGTCTCGCTCGTGTTGCCACCCCGCGTCATAGCTTGACGGAGACATTCAAGACGCAGTTCTATTTCTGTCATTATCCATATTCCCTTCAAGTTTGAGTAAGCGAAAGGCGACCGAAGCCGCCTCTTTTTATACTGTCATTAATTCCATGAAATGTGCTTGCGCACGTTCACAGGCATGTTTGGCATTCCAATAAGCATCATATTCAGCGCTTGGATTGATCGGGCTTTTACGAGGGTTCGCTTCATAAGCCTCCCAAGCAACTGATAGCGCTTTGTATTTTGTTTTATAATCAACAAGCGCCATAGCCAGATCATCAGGTATCAGCCTAGCGGCCAACGCCGGAGCAGCAATTACAGCACCTGCAACCGGTGCAGCACGGAGGAAAGAGCGACGGTTCATGCTGCGCCCCTCATTCTCAGATCATCAGGAGCACGCTCATTCAAATATTTCAGTCCTTTAGGCGTAATAAACGCCTGTGGACGCACCTTATCATCGACCAGTGTAGTCTTTACTTCAAAGATACCCATCTGGATGAATTGAACACGCGCCACCAGATTGCCACCCTGATAAAAAAGATAGTGCTCTTTCAGCCAACGGATGAATAAGTTCGGACGGCAATTAAGCGCCCGCGCTGCATTTTGAAGCCCGTAAAGACCATCGGCATTCATGAACTGATCAAAGAACTGAGTTTTCGGTTTATCCGCTTCAATCCGGCTTTCAAGCTCGATAACCTTCTCAGTGTATGACAATAAAATGCCGCGCATTGCTGCAGGATCACTCAGCATCGCTAATGGATCGTTTTTGACGCTCTCTTCAAGTGCCATCCAGCGATCAATGATACGTGCACGCAGTTCGACATTGTATCCAGAAACAACAATCATCGTGTTTCTGTAGTCCAATTCATACTGCTTGTATGTCTGCCCATTTTGAGGGTGCACATATGGGGTCTCGTTTCCTGAAACGACCCCCTTTTTAACGAGAGCGCGAATTGTCTTTAATACGTTGTCGTGCGTACTGCCGGTTAAATCAGCAATCTCGCGGCTCGACATTGTCAAACTGTTGGTAGGTATGATATTATTCATTCCGAAATCCTTTCTAGGGTGTTTCAAGAAAAAGCTGGATTATGCTGTGAGAGGCGATCCGGCTTTTTCGTTTTCTGCGGCGTATGCGCGTTTAAGCTGATGAATAATTTCGGCGTTCATGCTCCTGTGATTTCTTGCTGCTTCAACTTTAATGCGATCACGCATACCGTCTGGTAAGCGTATCTGCATTTGATCCTGTCTTTGACTTGGGTACATTACCACTCCACCCTATTTAGTAGCGAATCGCTACACTTACATTGATAGCGAATCGCGATGATTGATGCAAGCGTAAATAGTATGTAATCGCTACTATTATTAAAAGGGCGCTCTGATGACCAAAAAAATCTACCCAAGTGACAAGCAAGAGCAGTTTATGGTTCGTTTTCCCGATGGGCTACGCGACCGCATCCGAGTAGCTGCGGAGAAGAATAACCGTTCCATGAATGCGGAAATTATCGCAACTCTTGAACGTGAATACCCACCATATACAGATGTGATGCACATTCATTTGGATAACATCCGTAAGGCGTTGGGGAAGTACGAAAAAGCAACAGATCCTAAAGAACGCTTGCGATTACAGATGCTGGTGGAGACGATGGTTACATCCGGCAATAATTTTCTCATCGACTGGGAAGACGATGAAGATGAGGAAGACAACCCCACCAAGACCGACGAATAACGATAGTATTGAGGGTGACCCTACATTAATACGAGACGCTTAACAGTGTCGAAACCTTCCTCCTATATGGTATATGTTTCGACTTTATCGTCTATAGCTACAGCAAAAAGAGTCTCGAATTGTACCATCCCCAGATGTAAACACGCTCTGTCGTCCCATAGATATTAGGACGGATAATTGCCCAATGAGTGTCACCACCAATACAAAATAAACAAATCACTCCCTCGACATTTCCGCCAAGTTTTGCAACATGAGGTAAAGGGGGAGTGAGGGATGAAGCTAATATTTCTATGTGGGCTTTTGGCGCTTGCTGGCTGCGACAATAAACCAAAGCATTATTTGGTGCTGTGCGATGCCAAAGATAGCAACGACTGGCAGCTTATTGATAGCCAGAAGAAAGATGGCTATCTCATTTCATGCACATATCAGTCCCCAGATAAACAAGGTATGTATACACGGCGTTGCGATAACAATGGGTGCAACATTACCAAATGAAGCAAATCGACCACGACCCCAAAACCATCGAACACATCCCCAATGAAAAACGCCCTCCAAAATGGATTTGGAAGGCGGGGCTTGCTTTGATTGCTCTGTTATGGGCTGCCCAATGGTACATTGATGGATTTGACTGGGATCAGCTTATGCTTGGCTTAGGGACTGGTATAGTATTAATGGGTTGGGTCATGGAAAGAACCGGCGGTGAAATCCCCGCCTCATGGCGTAGCAAGCCGCCCCGCCAATAACCCACCTTGCGCATTTACCAGAGCAGTTAACAAGCTACGGCTTTGCGGAGTTAATGGCTGACTTATGATCTGCCGAGCAAGATAGTTCTGCATTGGTTTTGACATAAGTGTTTTTCCCGCAAGATATGGTGCTGCCAGTCCAGCCGCCATTCCCACCGGTCCACCAACTGCCCCGCCTCCCCCTCCGAGAACGGCTGCAGTCACGCCCTGAGATGCAATACGCTGAGCAGTTCCTGAATTTGGCAATGGCGACATTGCAGCCTGACCCGCCTTCACGAGATCGGTGAAATCGCTTTTGCCTGTTGCAAATGCAAGCCCATTCTTACCCTTGCTTGCCGCCTGAGCGAGTTTTGCTGGTGTGATATAACCTTGACCGCCCGCCTCACCAGCACCACGCGATGCATCCGCAACTACTCGGAAATTCCCCCAATGCTTGCGTAGCTGCTTCCATGTCCCCAAGTCGGATGGGTTTGTTTTCTGAATAGACCGCTCCATCGCGTCATCAAGGGCATTACGCAAGCCACGATAAGCACCTGCCAGCATATCATCATTGCCACGAGCTGATTGTGCAAGCTGAGAAAGATCAGACCGAGCCTGCTGATACCACTGCCCAGAAGCGTTTCCCTTGTTCCTCATGAACTCGTTAACAATATCAATGCGCACCTTATCAAACACAGGCTTTTTAAGGGCATCTAGCTTTTCACCGTATCGGTTCATTGTTCTTGAGATATCGTTGACCATCCCGCGGTCAATGCTGATCGTGTTACGAGCTGATAAGTCTTGAAATCCCTGTGATAACCGTTGTTCAAGCGCTCCTAAATTATCAGGGCTTGCCAGACCAGACCCTCCAGCCCTGCGCATTGCTGCATCGGTGAACGCTCTAGCCTGCTCATCCATGAGATCGGCGGCCTTTGCCCCACCCAATTCACTTTCTCGATATTGCAACCACTTACTGCCGGTCTTCTGACCAGCAGAAAGAGGGACGCCCTCATTGCTAAGAGTTTGAACGGCGGCGGCACGCTCTGGAGAGGTTGCAAACGGGGCGCGAGCTTTATTGTACAATGACGATGCGCCGGATATTGCAACGGGAGTTAGCGCCCCTATACCAAATCCAAGTCCGCCTCCTGTTTTTGCTCCCTGTAGCCTGCTGTCCGTCCCTTCCCCCGCACCGAAGCCATAACCGGCACCAAGGGCAGCGCCTTCTGCGCCGGATGCAAGAGCAACTGCCGGAAGTTTAGCGCCGGAATTGATCGCTGCATTGGTTGCGGACAAGCCACCCTTTGCCAGTCCGATGCCAGTTCCGAGCGCACCGCCAATCTGTCCGCCATAATAGGCGACAGGATTATCCTCGGATGCTCGACGTTCTGCCTCACGCATTCGCGCAAGGTTGTAATCGTAGTCGCCACCAAACGGCACTGACAGCGCGGCACTGGCCTCGTCCAGCATGTTCAAGCCTGTACCCTGCCCGATGCCGAGTGCAAAAGCATTCGCGCCGCCTTGTGGAATGTTCGGATTTGCAGGGCTGCGCAAATCTTCCATCTGACCGGTTGCGGGATTGAGCACCATGCCTTCCGGCGGCTGGCCAAATGTGCCGTCAGGATTTGCATGTGGCTGCGCCGCCTGTTTCGCCACTTCTGGGAACTTTGACGCGATCATATCTCGGATCTGTTCGCGTGGCATATCATCCGGAAAACGCACTTGCGTTCCGTCTGGCATCTTAACGATGGGCATGAGCGCCTCACTGTTTGAAGTAATCGGAGAAATCTACGGTTCCGCCACCGGCTGACTGCAAACCACCTGACTGAGATGGCGTACCAACCTTTGTATTTGCCATACCTCGCGCTTTAATAAGGCCGTTTTGCACAATCACCCGCAGCTCAGTAAGCGCAGCTCGATAATCCTCTGGGTTCTGAGCGGTATTCAATCTTGCCAAAGCTTCTGTTGCCTTTTGCCCTTCAATATCCGTAATAACACCGCCACCACGGAGCATATTATACGCCTGCAAGAATGTTTGGCCGCCGATTTGATCCATCCGCGCCTGTACGCGCTGTGAATCTCCTGAAAGGTTTGGAAGTCTGCCTGATATCGGCCCAACCATTGAATCAAGATATGGATCGTTTGAAAGCGCATCGATCATACCAAGCATCTGCGTTGCATTCTGCTCAATAGCCGGAAGATTTGCCCGCGCTTCACCAATTGCCTTGCCGTGCGCAGTATCAGAAGCCTTATCCCCTGGAGACAATGGGGAGAAACCGTCAACTTTTTGCACTTTGACGTTACCGTCTTTGCCTAATTGAGCGAAAACTGTATTCCCACCTTCATCCAGACCAAACACTGGTGTTACGCCGTATTCTGTTCCTTCAGGCAAAACACCGCCATCACCAAGGTCAACAAGCTTCCCTGTTGTCTTATCAAAGACTTGTTTGCCGACGGTCATATAGCGGTCTTTAGGGTCAAAAGACCCGCCTGACTGCGCTTTGAGACGCGCTGCATCCACTTCATAGCCGAGCTTCTGCAACTCCAAGGCTGTTTTTGGGTCTGCCCCCTTTTGGAGATTTTGTAGAACTTGAATGGCTGTCTGCGGGTTGCGGGCAACAATCTGCGCCTCGGCCTCTGGCACACCACGCGCCATCAAGAGATTTACGGTCTGATTACCCTGCTTGCGCTCCTCAACTGCGCCCAACCCGCCCCCAATAGCTGAAAGTACACCATTGCCGCGTCCGAGGCCTTGGAGGAAAGCAGCCGCCGTTCCCATATCAAATCCACCAGAGCGACCAGATTGAGCAGGCGCAGGGTACGGAACACCTTGTGGCTGCAAGTGGCTGAGTGATGCCTGATAGTCTTGCTGTGTGATGGGTGCTCTGTTGGCATCCGGTGCAGGCGGAAAGTAATTCATATCACCTTGCGGCGCCTGTATCGGCTGCTGTACCGGTGCCACACTGCCGGTGGCCATTGGATCAATTGGCTGTGTCTGTTCCGGCATAGGAGTCAGCATGTTTTGCGACATAAACGGCATTTGCGCAGTCAGCATGTTAGGCAGGCCATTGAAGCGATAATCGAACATTACACAGCCTCCATATCAAAGCCGAGTTTTGAGTAGTCCACGCGATAGAACCCATCATCACCAAGCTCGACTGCATCCGGTTTTGCATCAAGCAAGTCCTGAGCCATCACGCCGCGATAGCGCTGCGGATGACCGATATAGTTCCACTCATAAAGCTTGAAGCCGTCACACTCACCAACCGGAACGATGTTCTCTTTGGTGCGGATATCAGACAGGAGATTAAAGCCCTTGGAACTGCTTTTCTGACTGCCTGATGTCGTGCCGTAATTGCCCGCTGCGCCTGCCGCTGCTGATTGGAGAAGGCCAAGGCGTGTCCAGCCCTGATTATCAGTTTCAGACCACTTATCACGTTCAGCATCCAGTTTGTTCTGCGCGTTCTGGTCGAGAACTTGACCACCTGCGAGCTGGTTGCCAGCCGCATTGGAGTAGCCCTGATAAAGCGAATTAAGCCCGGACAGCTTATTCATATTGGCGCTATCGATCTGGTTATTCGCGTTCATCATGTTGGAAACGTCTTGATTATACTGGTTCGCCATTGCATTCGTGGCAACCTGACCAAGCTGGTTAGCCATCACACCACTATGAGCACCAGAACCATAACGACCGGCGCCTGACATGCTGGAATTGATCGTGTTTGCGGTATTACTCAGCGTGTTCTGCAAAGCTTCATTGAAGGCGGTATTGTTGCCAATCATTGAGCCATTCGCCATACTGGCAAGGTTTGTTGCACTTGATGTATCACCGGTTGCGAGCTTATTCACGGTATCAGAATTGTACATATTCGCTGCATCGCCAAGCTTCCCAACGGCACCGGTTGTTGTATCGCTTAGATCCGCCACTCGATCGCCCTGATAGACGTTGCCACCTTTGCCAGAATTGTACAGGTCGAGCGCATCTTTGGCCGAGGTTGTAAAAAGGGGTTTCGCCCAGCTTGGCGGCTCTGACGTCTGGGTGCTGTTGCTTTTGCTTTTACCGCTGCTCATGCTGCTAAGTCCTTTCCGAAACGGAACACAATTGGCTTGTACCCGTGCTTTGCCAGTTGCCTCTGCCAGCCGAACCGACCCATTGCGTGAATTTCAGTGATGCCTTGCGCGAGTGCGAACTTTTCAAGCTCTGTCACCAGATCAGCCAGATAAACCCCGCCCTCACCGCCCAAGTCACAAAGATGCAGCCGCTTTTTATCAGTGAATTCGGAAACGAAAATTTCTGTCGTCACGAAGGCTTTAAACTTCTCATCCTCATCGAGGATAAGCCAAAGCTGGTTCTTTCCATTGATGATGTCGGCCATGATACTCGCAACCGTCAGATCATCTGGGAAACGTTCGCAAAGCTTGGTCATGGCTGCGGTCAGGTCGCGACCATAGGGTGCGATCCGCTCAATGCTCCAATCCTGAGTGTTAATGATTTTTAGCGCCATCCTGCTTCCTCAAATGCCACATCAAAACCAGACAGACGCGACCATTCTTCATTCGCTGGAATACGCATCCTGAAACGATGAAAGCGCGCTCTCGATCTTTTGTGAGTTATGCCGGTATTATAAGACGGACTGGTTTCTGCGAGCCATTTCACAGGCTCATATTGATTGCGCCTCATACGAACACCGACAGACAGAAATAGCTGATCGGTATCAACCACGGGATAAACACGTCTGGTTCGCTGAATACGGCCGTCTGTGGCGCATATCTCTTGCGAGACAACTGTTGCCTCCATATTTCCGGCAGTAAACGAGCCGAGCCGCATATCTTTGAATGCACCGAGAATAGGTGCACCGCCTTGCCACGCTTTACTGTCGAGTGAGAAAGGCAGTGTTTCAATATTCAGCGATACTGCATCCAGCCCTTCAAGTGTGTATCCTGCGGTGTAAAATGGCACGATATCCGTTGCGGAGATTTCCACCAGTGACCACTGCTGCACACCCCAATCATAAACAAGCATCTCATTGTAAATGCCAACACCGTTGTAATCCATCGCCCAATAAACACGGGTATAGAACGGATCGATGACGGCAGACATGCCCGAGAGATTGGATGCAGCCATTTTGGTAAATGTCGTGCGATCAACCTTCTCATAGCCGATTGGAAGCAACTCGCCACCGTCAGAGCTGATCTGGAAGAACCCGCCCTCATCTGCGAAGAATGCATAAGAACCACGGCAAGCAATGCCCCACGGAGACTTTGCCCCGCGCTTATCCTGCGCCTTGTGGAAGGTAAAAATGATATCAGAGCCTGGAACAAACGTACCCGCATAGATTGATGATTGGAGGAAGATCAGTGGGTTGGTGGATTCTGTTGAACCCTGTACGCGCCCGCCGTCAGGAAAGTCCTGATAGTCAGAGCTGTTTGTGCCAACCGTCCAATTCTCGCAGTCATTAAGCCCAGACCAGTGCACACGGTTTGGATTATCTGGCAACATCATAAGGCAGACAAAGTCACCCCATATCTTCACCAGTCCGGCACGTGGAGGTGTACCGCCAAGATCACGAAACGCCGTATCAACACCTAGACGATAAACCTGCGGGTCATCGTTCTGGTTGACTGCAATGACATACTCACCAAACAATGCGAATGACCAGGATGCATCAGAGGATGCATGATAGCCGCCTGCTGTTTTGCTGATCTCATTCCATTCGAGCGTCGTATTATCCAGCAGATAGAGACCGGTTGTTGTACCGCCAAACACATAGACAGATTGATCAAGCGAGCGCACAGCAAAGACACCGAGCGGATCCTCTGGAAACTGTGCGGTTAACGGGCTCCACATCTTCATTGGAGTGTAACCATTTGCAGACGGCAGCACGTTTAAGACCTGATCAGTGTAGGCTGCATTAATATCTGCTACATCTGGCCGGTACTCGGCTGCTGGAATAACCGCCATCAGAATGCTGTCCCGATGATTTTCCCGCGGCCATTGCGGCGCGATGTTTCAGCAGAAAGTGCACTATCCTCTTCATTGAAATCATTGAGTGAGGCGGCAGCTAAAGGAGCATCTTTGAGATAATCTTTGTAGAGCTGGTATTTCGCCCGCGCTTTGATCAGGTCAAAAGCCTCTGTGAACCATGCATTACTATCCGTTGAAGTTTGGATTTCATTCAGCCGGTACGCGCCAAGCTGTAAGCGGATAGTGTAATTCGTGTCATTTGGTACAGGGTAAAGCCGAATGCGCTGCCCGAAATACGTGAACATATATGGCTCACCACGGGAGGCGGTATTATCTGAAACCGTTTCTATATCTTCCGGCATGACACGTCGCAATGTTGTGCGCCGACCTGAACTATTCTCGCAATAAGCGGCAACAATGCGCACGAGAGACGGAATATTCGGATTGTCGGATTTGTCATACCACTCGCGGCCAGCAACAGTCTGAAAAGTCACATCGCGGGTTTCGTTAAAATAATAAACATTGCGCTCACAAAACCGCATCGCAGCGAAAATACAGTTCTGGATTTGCGGGGTATATTCTCCAGTCACATCGTCAATCTCGTCAGCAATCACCGTCATCATATCGTAGAATGTGCGGTCTTGTGCATCGAGTAACGCAGGAATTGTGTTATTGGGGCCGGATGTTGTGACAAGAATAGACATTACTTAACCTTGCGCTTTTTGCTGGTTGGTTTTGGTGGGTCAGTTTCTTCTGGTTTTGGCTTTACATCGCCAAAATCCACAAGCGTCCAAACAGTGTCATCCATTGGAATTCCTTTCGGAAAGGGCGAGCCGAAGCCCGCCCCAATCCGATTAAGCAGGGGTTGCGTAGGTGGAGACGACAATCACGCCAAAATCGGAATTGTTGTTATTGAAGACGGTTTTCTTCATGCCGAGGATTGTCTGAGCAGACACGCCGAGTTCACGCTGATAATCGAAGGTTTCTTCAATGCGCTTGAACTTCTCCGGTGTGTTTTTCATACCGAAAGCAGCAACCGCAGATTGCGCACCAAGAAGTACAGCACGACGAGCAGTTGGAACTTCTGCACCGGCTGCAACGCCAGTTGTCACATGCTCGCTCTCGCGCAAAATGACGTTGTTGTACACGCCAAGAGCGCCAGAGAAGATCGGATTATCACCACCGCGCTTTTCAGCAGCTTTCTGAATATCCAGCCACTGACCAGTCGAGGTATTGGTACGCATGGATGTGACCTGTGTCGGATGCAGATACATCACATAATGATTACCGCCATTAATGCGAACCGGACGGATTTTCGGATTAGCGAGTTTGGCGCGTTCCACCGCTTTATCGATCAGATCAAGCGTGAAACCATCTGCACTCGTCAGCGCAGCCTCATCAGCCGCTCCGCCTGCGATAAGGTGACGTGTAGGCGCTGTAACTGTATTGAAGCCAGTATGTACGCCGCCAATCGTGACAGTGCGTCCTTCAAAGCCAATCGTTGGCGCTGTGTAGCCGCACACATGCAGAAAGAACATCAGAGACATACGATCAGCATACCAATCGACCAGACCGGCGTTTGCTTCTTCACGCATATCAAAAAGAACACGCTGGGCATCGATAGTCTGGTCATTACGAACACGAACAGCGTGAGCCAGTTCGTTAATCATAATGGCATCGTTATAAGTGCTGAGCGCTTCTTCATTACCCTCCAGCATCGTGCCTTCAGATACACCATCACCGATCAGCTGAGTGCGCAGACCAAATGTGACCTTATCGCCTTTACCCTTCTGGGTTTCATCCTTGAGCTGGATGATCGAGTTCGTGCCAGTGCTCATCAATGGAGCAATCGCGGTTGCTTTGGAAACTTCCTGTGCAAGCTTCTTAGCCCACAGTTTTACGGTGAGTGCGTTATTTGACGCAATTGTAGTTGTAGCCATTGTGGCTCTCCAGTGTACGTTGAAAAATCAAGGGGATTTGTCGCGGTGACGCTGCGAGCGAAGCGAAGCCGACATTTAACCCTCGGCGCGGGCTAATTGGATGACGTGCAATCAAACGAAGATCGGTTTTAAGTCTTAATCAAGACCAGTACGGGCATCGCTATACGCGACACCCCAATTCACTAAGCGCATTGATCACATGCCTTGGAGCATCTTTTCAAAGCGCTTGGCATTGGCGGGGTTCTGAACCCATGCATCGAATTCTGCGGTCGGCATATCAAGAATAGCCTGAGCAGAAAGCGGGTCAGCCATTGCATTTCCATTTGTGCCGGCAATAGTTTTTGAACCAGCCTGAGCCTGAATAATTTTGTCGATTTTATTATTGTCAGGCGCAGGCTCTGCGACGGTGTACCCGTATCCCTTAGCGATTTGATAAACCGCGGTTGCAGGGTCTTGCCCGGCATTTTTCGCCTGCACAATGATTTGGCGAAGCTCTGCATTGATCTGAGCTACACGAGCTTGAGGATTAGCAAAGTTTGGATCGACAGATGCAAACGCCTGCAACTGATTATCGCGAAGTTGAGCAAGAAAACCGGTTGCCGCGTCAAAATCAGGAATAGCAGTTTTCGCCTGATTGACGCTGTTATCCCATGTTGACCAGATGACTTGTTCTTGCTGCTGGTGCTGCGCAGCTTCCTGACGCTGGCGCTCTTCAGCCGCCATCTTTTCATTGATCTGTTTGGTTTGATCGGCTTGCCATTGCATATAACCGATGATGTCGACTGTTGGATCAGGCGGGGTTTCTTCCTTTGGCTGCTCCTGCTGTGGCTTGCCGGTAGCAAGCAAGGTATTCCATCGGTCATTCAGAATGGCCTGATTGCGTTGAATTTCCTCAAGCGCAGCCTTGGTTTTCTTATGCTCCTCACGCTCAGCATGTAAGGCTCCGTGAGGTACAAACCGGCCTTTATCGTCGCGCTCGGGTTGCTCTGATAGGTCTTCTGGCTGGTCAGAAACAGCTTCATCTACCGACAGGGCTGCCGTCTCGGAACCAGTGTCAGCTTCGAGTGTGCTTTCGTCGCCGCCAGAGGCGAAATAAGCTTCTTCTGCAGCCGTAAGACCGCTTGTGTTTTCGTCTGTCATTTTCCACCTATTTGCCCTTATCGTGGGCGTACGAAGCTAGTTGCGGACTAGCAACCGAAACCGCTCGGTAGCGGGATTAGATATCACCACGCCGTGTGTTGGCGTTCTGCTGGCGTATAGAAGTCTGTGCCGCTTGATTGGCGACCATGACCATATCGATTTCTGCTTTTTGCTGTGCAGCCTCTAGCTCAAGCTGAGCCTTTTGCTGATCCACAAAAAGGCTGATTGCGTCTGACTGCTGCTTAATGGCTGCCGTCTGCTGCTTTGCATCAATATCAGCCTGCTTCGCCTGCATATTCATCTGATGCTTTTGCATTTCTGCCTGCATCTTGATTTCTTCCGGTGAAGGCTGCGGTGGCTGGTTCGCTTCTGCTTCTTGCTGTTCCTTTGCCTTTTTCATCCACTGATCAACAAGGGTTGCCGGCAGCGGTGTGTATTTGGCAATCTCAAGGATCATGTCAGGCGTGATCACGTCTTTGAGCAATGGCAGCATCTGTTGCAAAATGCCCCATGTACGCTCTTTCTCATTCGGAGAGTTCGGCGCGTCATCAATGATAATGTCATACTGAACATCAGCGATATTGGAGCGCATCAGCGGCACATATTCAGATTTACTCTCCCCGACGATGCGAATTAACCGGCCATCAGCGAGATAGTTCTGGATCAGATGGAGCAATATTTTGCCCTGCCGTTTGCGATAGCGACGCAGGCTATTGAACAAAGAAGCCAACAGATTGAGAGACGACTGGCGACGCTGCGCCTCCAACACTCCGGCCTGATCGACCTCACGTGTGCCGATGAACTCTGGAGACAGACCTGTGACCTGATTGATGGCCTCTTTCGCCTCATTGAAAAGCGCGAAGAAGCCAGTTGGGAATTGTGCTACTGGTTTTGGCTGTATGCGGGCTGTTCCGCCATTCTTCGCCCATGTGATACTGTCAGCCTTTGCCCAGCTTTCCTCGGCTTGCCGGTCATCCTCAAATGCACCACGCTCAGCAATAATACCACCTTTTGACTGGCTATTGAGTAGGAACATGACCTGAGAGAAGAACTTGTTTGACCAACGCTGCGGGTCTTTTGTCGGACGCACAACACCATAAAACTGACGTTTGATCTTATCGCGGTAACCGGTGATGCATTCCCAGCCAAACATTCCCTTCGGAACTAATGGAGCATCAACATCACCAATAATACCGGTTCCGATAAATGCTCGTTTTACAACCTTGCGCGATTGCTTGGCGACTTTAATACCTGCGGCCTCCATAAGTTTTGCCTGCTCTTTATCCAACTCAAGCACTTGGCCGGATTGCGGATCCTGTGCGCGGTAATAATGCTCAGTTTCAAGCCAGCGAGCCTCAACAATAGTGCAAAGCTTGTTTGAGCTATCATCAGATGAACTGCCGTCATAGCTTGCTTCATCTTTGTCGTGAGTAGCGGCTGTGTTGCCTGATTTTGCCCATGATGCGTTTAGCACTTCCGGCTCAACATCTGGAAATATCGCCATCCATTCAGATAGCGGCTTTTCATCGACATAAAACAGATGCTGAGCATCTTCGAGATTAGGTTTTACTGCAGATGCATCCCAAACGAATTTCAGCGGATCAAGACGGCGGACAACAGGAGCACCATCAGGATCAATCTCGAAATCAAGACGCGTATCAGTCCAGCCCATTCCACAAATGACATTATCCTCGAAGGCGTCACTATCCTCGTCCTCAGCTCCTGCTTCGTCACGAAACCATTCAGCAGCATTTGTGAGAAGCTCATTAGCTTCAGCATCGCCCATTTCACGAGGAATGTACCGGACTTCACGGCGATTATTGATCTCTGCACCAATCACAGCATTAACCAAAGGAGCCACACGATTGAATGTCATGATCGGGCGTTTTTGCTCAATCAGTGCGCCCTTGTCTGCGTCTGACCACTGATCGCCATTGTAAAAGGCATAATCTTCCCGGGCTTGTTCGCGCCAATCAATTACACGCGTTAAATCTGCCTTGTACCAGTCCTTGAGCTTTTTCAGTAAACTGTCTTTATCAAGGCGCGAGGTGTCGCTGACTGCGGTTTCATCAACCGAAGCCTTATTAACTTCATCTACTGCCATTGATTATCCTGCCATCCAACTTGTGGAAGATGTTGAGCGGCCGCCATAGCGGCTCTGTCTGCTCTGAATGCGCGGCGCCTCGTAATGAATTGCCATTAAGCCGAACGCATCAGAGCTATGTGACGACCAATCATGCTCGGGGCCAAGTCCAATCCCGCGCTGCTCATCTTTCTTTTCATGGTACCAGCCCAAAGCATCGCGACCACCCTGTGTAGTTTCCTCATTGAACCACATGGACGGGAATAATCTGCGGGCAGCTTCAATGCGCATCTTCGCAGCGCCTGCGCCCTGATTGGGAACAACCTCGACATCGAAACCAGCATCTGAAAGTGCAGTTTCCCAACTCGCATCAGCAACCGGATTAACAGGCGCTCCGTCATGAGGAAGTACGCAAAGCGCCCTGCCATATCCATACTCACGAAGCCAAGAAACATGCGCGGCAAGCGGCTGTCCCTGAGCCTCATAATGATCGAGAATACGAATTTCCCTGCCGACAAACTGCACAATCCATATTGCTGTTGCATCTGAGCGGGCACCGCGCCCGCCCAAATCCCAATAAGCTCGAATTGTCATCAAGGGATCTTTTGCGACCCTACCAATGCGGCCTTCATTTTTTGCATCAGTTAAATGCCTGGCGAAATACGCACCATCAATTACCGTGGCATAGTCACCATCCCACACATGCGGGTATTGTTCTGGACGCTCGGCCAGATCTGCGAGCCGGTCACGTTCCAACTTAGCGGGGAACTTCGGGTTGTCGCGCCAGTTAATTTCTGCCCCTTTAACCCGAGGGCTATCAGTAAAACGAAACCGCTTCTCTACTGCTGCGTCTTTGCGCAGCGGGTTCCATGTCACCCAAAGCTCAGCGTTCCATCCCTCACCTTCTTCACGAAGTGTCGGGATCAGGGTGCGCCATGCTTCATCCGTAACCGGTTCAGCTTCATCCACCCAGCAGAGCAGCAACCGCCCTTTTGATTTGATGCTGGCGATATTCCGATCCAGACCGGCAAATGCAAAGGATACCCGCCCGTCAGATGAACGGATATATTTTTCACCGATCTCATAATAACCTTTGAGGAAAGGTTCATCCTCAATCGCCCGCTTGATTTCCTCCAGAGAACTATCAGCAAGCGAATTCATAAACTGACGGGCACAGAGAATTATTCCCGATATGCCTTGTTTACCGTAGATATAGCCTCTCACAGCAGCCATTTTAGCAAATGAACGTGTTTTACCTGATCCTCGACCACCCCATGCAGCTCTAACATCCGCATCCCCTGAGAAAACAGGGATCAGCTTTGGGGGCAGTTCAATTCTGGCTGTTGTCATCGCTAATCAGTGGGACAATCTCAATGCGGGTTACGGCGATTGGTGCGCCATCGGGACCAGAATGCTCATTCATTACCTTGTCGCCGTATTTCTTCGGACGAAGCTTACCAGCCATCCATTTACGGGCATCGACCCGCAATGCTGACCGGCGCAATGCTTCGCCATTCTCGCGCCAGCCGATGTTTTCGCCTTCACTGTCTTTCTTTTCCATCCAATCGTTGCGCCCATCATCGGCAATCTCAAGGATATCATCGAAAATTGCATCGGCTTGTGCTTCTCGTGCGCGTGCGTACTGGTCTGAAAACTCAGGGTGCAATGAGAGCCATCTGAAAACAGTAGACCGCGCTGGAAGGGCTTCATCTTCACAAATACTGCGCAGGCTCTCCCCATCAGCCAGTCGCTCACAGATCAGATCAGCCATATCTTGGCTGTAATCTGTCGGCCTGCCTGTTACTGGCGCTTCATCGGTCATGATTTATCCTTTCGCCGGTGAACGCATTAATGTTGCTTTATGGGAGAGACTACGGTCTATTTCTCAAATTAAATGGAGGATAATATGCCAATTCCAAAATACGCCGCCGGCACGCCTAAGCATCTCCTCGTCCGATGTTTATGCCGTGGCAATTGTGGGAAGCTTGTTTACGCAAAAGTCTCAAAATATCCCTGGCAAAACAATGCATCAAACCCAGATAGAGAACTGTACGCCACTTGTTTGAAATGCGGCACAAATGCCTCAGATGAGTACAATTGGATCAGGGTTTAGTTCCTTTATCCTCACATCACTTCCCTCTCCTGAGGAGATAGATGTGAGCACCCTGCCGAACCGTGAGAAACAGCGGGGTGAGACCGGCAAATCAAAAGCTCAACGCTTTACCGCGATGTGCGGGTCAATATGATTGTGAGCATCAACGGCAAGCCGGAAGGCCGAGTTTGGCTGGTTCTGAATGTTGTACTCAACCGCATGGGAGTTGGTGCTTCGGTCAGCCAGCGAGGTAATACCGACAGTGATAACATCTGCCTTGAAAACGTCCGGCACATCATAGTCAGCAATGGTGAGCTTCACAGCATACACCGCAGGGCTGACATCAAGTGCAGCGGCTGGTGTACTTAGGCAGAAGGCGGCAGCAAGCATAGCAATGCAGCCAAAGAACATACTTCGCAAAAGTTTCATGCGTTTTCCTTTCAATTTGATATCAGACAATAAAAAACCCCGCACTAGGCGGGGCACCAAGAATTTCATACATATTTACTTAAGAAGGTTATATTAGTAATATATAAATTCACGGGGAATTTTTATTATTTTGGAAGGTTGATTATGCATCATTCAAATAATGAAAATCAAACAAATCATTCAACTCCACATCCTATAGAAGATGAATGCCAAAGATCATTGCAGCGCAGCAGCTCAATAACAACAAAATCAATATATATAACCACAGCATTAATTATATTAAACGCAATTTTTTCAATTGTTTATTTAACTGAATAGCAAAAACGACCACTGAATATCATAAAATCTGGTTCCGCCTCATGGGATCGAACCACGACCGGCGCATTCAAAGTGCGCTGCCCTACCTTTAGGCGAAGGCGGATTAGCTAAACCATCTAACAGTAGTTGCTTATCTTAAGATCGTCACCTAATCTTACAGTCAGTAACATGGGGGTGATCTATGAGGGACAAGATTCACAAACTTATTGTTGATGCGGTGGTGGTTGATCGCACCCTTAAAGAACCATTCTCAGCCCATGACGTGCGCCGAATATGCCCAGGTTGGGGTTTCCCTCGTTATTATTCCTATCTCGCAGCGAATTGTGCTGAAAATTGTAAAGAGGAGTCTGCACTCTACATGCGGGTTGAGCGGGGAAGATATGTGCTAAATAAATTAGCTGGACTTAATAATCAAAAGTAATAAGAGATGCTCTCGACTACGCGCTCATCTACTGTCTTGCTGGGGGGCCACAGATAGCTACGGTTTGAGTGCGTAGTCGCCAATAAAAAAGGCAGCCTTTAAGCTGCCTCTCAAATCGGATTGCGCGTTAAATGCAAATCACCACAATACAAAATATAGTATATTCCGCTTAAGCGGGCAACAGCCTATTGTGTTTTATACCCCCAATGCACAGCCAGCGCGTCTAAACCGTCCTTGATATAATCACTATAGGTGGTCTTTTCGCGTTGTGTGATTGCGATGTCTGTAATCTCCATCCCCTGCCCGACGACCTTAATCATCAGGTCAAAGGCTTTGCGGCCAAGCACAGGCTTGCATTCATTCAACCGCTGCACCGCATCAATCATACTGTCCGGAAGTGGATCGATGCCTTTACCGCCGTCCACCTGCTCGCGGCCATAGTCTATGGCAATTGTGCCTTTCGCGCCTGACCGCTCCCAATATTGCCGAAACCGGTCGGCAGCCGCCCATTGTGCATCATTGATATGGCCGCGTGAATAGAGTGTGCCAACCGCACTCTCCTTGATATTCACATAGGCTTTGATCTTCGGCGGGTTCCAGCTCTCGCCTGAATGATCTGGTGAGTAAAACGGGTTCGGGACACGATGCACCCGAATATCGGATTTGAGGGTTCCCACCTCGCCGCGAGAGATTGCTTTTCGCTGTTCTTTTGATGGTGCCGCCATATGTATTTCCCTGCGCTGAATATCTATTGTAACTCTCTAAACTACTGCTAATATTGAAACTTGTTGCCACATCATCTGAGGGGTAAACGAGTGCGTATGCAGCGTTTTATGAAGTGGCATTTGTCAGGTGACGACTGGATCGTCATGGATTTCCTGACTGGTGAGGAGGCTTTTGTTGGTGGCGTCAAGTATGGTGCATTAATTGAGGTCGAGGCTGAACGATATGCTGAAACTCTCAATTGGCTACATAGTTATGCACCTCTAAACTCAGCGCCCTGGATTTACGAAGAGCCGTACGAAAGAGAATGACTGCACACGTCTGCAGCGTTAAGCCATCCCCAGCGCGTCCATATAAAGCTGGATCATCGCTTCTTCCTCCTGACGCTCATGCGCTTCCTTCTTACGAGCCCGGATGATTGCGCGAACAGCCTTGGTGTCAAAGCCTGAACCTTTCAGTTCAGCGTAAACCTCTTTGATATCATCGCTGATAGTTTTCTTTTCTTCTTCCAAGCGTTCAATGCGCTCGATGAAAGCGCGAAGCTGGCCGACTGAAACGCTCTGTGCCGTATCGTGGGTAATGTCGTCACTCATGGCTTAATCCTTATGCTGCTAATGCTGGGTTTGCGGTTTCAATGCCTTGTTTTTTAAGTGCGTACAGAATTGTCGTGTGATCGACATCAAAGTGCTTGGCGAGGAATGGCAAGGATGTTTCAGGCCAGCGCAGTTTGATTGCGCATATAGCTGCGTGACGTGCCTTTGAAATTCTGTGTTGCCGCGTTTTGGCGTTCATTTGCTCAACAGGAATTTCATACAGATACGCCACGATCTCACGGGTTGCTTGACGCTATCAAAGCCCATTCCAATGGCCTGCTGTGCGGCTTCATAAACTTCCGGCATAGGCGATGCATCAACGGCATCTTTAATCCTTGCCGGGGATTTTTTCGTTACCTTGGCCAACTTTGCTTTTGCTTCAGCACGTCTGCGCTCTGCCCACACACGGCGAACAAGCTTAGGGTTCATCCCACGATAGATACTCACGTCTTCAACACTGGAACCGCGGCATCCAAAATCCACTTCTGTTTTCATTATGCGGCTCCTGCCTGTTTGAATGCATTGTTGACCGGTCCGTAAACCGTGCCTGTCTTAGCTTCCCACAATGAACCGTCTGGGAATGTGCGCCTGCCCGTGGTTGTCCATGTGCCGTGATCGATATTCACCGCCAGAATATCTCGGTTCTTGGTCGCATCGACCGGGCTGCTATGCTTTCGGCCTCTGGCTTCTGCCCTTGCCTGATCGACTTCACGTACATATCGCGCACTGTCATTGATGGGCTTCATCACCCGTTCGCACTCGCGGCGAAGCTCTGGTGGTGAAGGCATGAAACCATGCTCGAGATTGGAATGGCCTTTGATTATGTTATCGGTTGCAACTTCCAGGCTGTGACGGGTCACGCCCTCCAGTGCCTTGAGATAAACACCACGGGTCAAGTTCGGATCAGTAGCGCCCCGAGCTGGCAATACGGAGAGGATGTACATTGCTTTCTTGATGTCGGTTTCCGTAACCTGCATCGAGTACGTCTGTGCTGTGGCTATCTGGTTCACTCGGGAGAATCCCTTCTTCGCGCAGGGCATCAGCCCAGATATCGGTGTGGGTTAATTTGCGGCGGGCCGGATTATCGCGGCGCTGCGCCTGCTGACGATTAATCAGCCACTCAGGCTTGAAGCCCTGCCAGCAGTTCTCAATCATCGCATCAGCGGCGGCGTTCGGGTCTGGGCATTTGGCGAACTGACCGGCAAGCAACTGAGCAGCACGGACAGTTAGCGGCTTTTTGAGCGCCTTGCGGTGATCGATAACAGCCTTGGCGTGATCTTGGTCTAAGACCTTCATCAATTCGCTTTGGACAGATGCTTTTTCAGGCGCGCGCGCCTTAACTTCTGAACGTAGTGAAGAAGTAATATCTGTATCTGTATCTGTATCTGTATCTTGGGGCGTCACCGCGCCGTCACGTGACGTCACCGTTACGTCACTATTTTCCAAGACCTCGTTATTATTGCTCTTTTTTGCCCGTTGCCGCTCACGATAACGAGCTTGGCGCTCAACGGACTTATCCGATTGATACTGACGGTCGCCCCACTTGACCACAGAACTGGCAGCAATGCGGCCAGACTGCTCAAGGGCATCCATAACATTGAGTATGTCAGTCTCATCCGCCCGCAGAAAGTAAGCGACCTCGGCGGCATCGACTTCAAATCGTCCAGCATCATCAATCTCCGCTGCGCTTTCGAGAATGGCGCCCCATACCCAGACAACGCGCTCAACAGACTGCTTTGAGCGAATGGCTACAGTAACGAGCTTTTCATCACGCATCATGCCTGCATAGTGTCTGAACCACCGGCTCATGCTGCCCTCGCAAATCTGCCGTAGGCTTTTTTAGCCGCGGCGCAGTAAGCTGCGTGGGCTCTCAATGGGTCGTCAAAAGTTCCAAGATGAAGATTTTTACCGGAGATTTTTAACGAAGCTTGCCACTTTTGGCAGCTCGCATTCCAGGTCACGCCTTTAAAGCCAGATGAATTACGTGAACTTATAGCGGTATTGGCGTTATTTTGAGACGGAGTAGCGATGCGTAAATTCTCAATGCGGTTGTCCAGCTTATCGAGATTGATGTGGTCTAGGTGCCCCGCTGGCCATTCGCCATTTACGAAAAACCACGCAAGTCGATGCGCTGCGTAATGCTTCCTGTCTATTGAAACTCGCCAATAGCCAGCCGTGCTCTTTTTCCCCGCAATGCGCCCAGGCATGCATGCGCCTCTACGTTTCAAATAAATGAAATCGCCTGTCTCAGGAACATACGCCAAAACAGATTTTAAGTGTTCTAGTGTTAACATCTAAGCAGCTAACGCCTCCTCAGCGCGTTGAACCAAGACGACACAATCGCTCTTAATGTCCGCATCCCATGTCATGGTGATACGTTCACAGAGATTGTCGTTCTTGATCACTTGGTAATGTTGGAGAACATCGAGAATGGGCTTGAGACGATTGTCTAAGTCCATCCGGTTGTGCAGGCGCTTCAGGGCAACGCAGAGGGAAAACGGTGTATCAATCCGGTCGTTACGGCCACGAATAAACCAGCCGCAATCCTGCACCCATTTGGCATATTCAGGCGACTTGCGGCGGGTCTTGCCCCAGCCGACATAGATGTCCCAAACAGTGGGAGGGAATGGCAATTCAAATTTCATCATTCTCTCAGCTCCGGACAAATCCATTCGGCTGCACCTGCAGCCCAAGTTCTAAAACTGACCGCAATCTTGTGCCGCCGACTGAATGACAGCCAACGAAGCAAGACGGGCGGTTTCGGCGCGATATGCGGCTTGTTTTCTTCTCCCATCAAGGATTGCCTTCATTTCTTCGATTTCTCTGTTTTCAATCCTGCTAGCTTCTTTGTTGAAGACAGCCCTCACTCTGCGGCGCGTCCACGCACCGTTGCGCTTACTCAAATCTGAATACGCCCGCTCCAACATGGACTTGATCGTTTCGCGAACACCGCGCTGACCAATGATTTCGTCCAGCAGAGAAGCGGCCATATCGACATCAGTCATCGTCGGCTCCTTGGCTGAAAAATCCACGTTCTTGGATGAAATTCCCACGTTCATGGGTGGCTCCTTTGTTACGTTTCAAATCAGCGACGATTTGAGACCGAACAGGAGCAACCAGTGCATGGAGCCAGTGGGAAAGATTGCTCTGCGCATACTGAATAAAAACAGACATGCGCAGATACACCGCCGTAAAACGGGAATGGGTGGCCGAGACGATCAAACGGGGGAGGAAAACCGTCTCGGCCTCACCGGCAGGGGGAGTGACCGGTGATATGAAACTGATGAATGGGGTCGCGTCGCTCATGCTGCGCGACTTTCTTTTTCCATGTTTTCGAGAACGCGGAGGCGAGTTTTCACACGCGGCTCTCGCCCCTCCCGAATTTGGAAAACAAAAAGAGGGTCGTTAGCAAACTTACGCCCGAACTTTGTGGCGGATATACCTTCAGAGGCGATAAACTGTTCAATATTTTGTCGGAAAGTTTCGATCTCATTCATAGGAGATCAGATTATAGGATTTATCCTGCAAATCAAGGGAAAAATCCTACATGCAATAAAATAGGGATTATCCTATAATATGCCTATGGATAAAGTACGCGCACTCATCATTAAAACATCTGAAGAAAAAGGGTTGTCGCTCAGCGAGCTATCAAAGCAAATCGGGCGTAATCAAACCTATATTCAGCAATTCATCACGAAAGGCTCCCCTAAAGAGCTACATGAGCGTGATAGGGCGACGCTTTCGTCTATCCTTGGAATTCCTGAAAGTTCTTTGCGACTAGATCCCCTCGATAACTCAACGCCGGAAGCTCGCGCCAAAGGCTTCACGCCAACGATAATCCCCGGCAAAGAACTGGTCGGCAATCGTGATTTCCCTATCTACGCCGCAGCAATGGGTGGCGATGGGCACACAATTATCACCTTTGATGCAATAGACTATGTGAAGCGGCCAGCCATTCTTGAAAACGTCAAAGATGCTTATGGCGTCTATATTGTTGGCGACAGCATGGAGCCAGCTTATGAGCAAGGGGATATGGCACTTGTTCACCCTCACTTGCCACCAGCTCGTGGAAAAGACGTGATTTTATTTCATGTTCCACCGGCCAACGAAGCAGAATGCATCATTAAGCGTTTGGTTGGCTTTAATGACTTCGAGTGGAAGCTTAGGCAATACAATCCTGCAAAGGATTTCACCGAATACCGCGCATCGTTCCCTTACTGTCACCGTGTCGTTGGCAAATACAGCGGGCGCTAATCCGCCCTCTCCAGCTCTAAAATCTCCTCCGGCAGCTCACCAATTGCAACCAAAAGCCTTGGAACAGAGTAATCGCCCGTATTGATGTCGGCCACTCTGACAAAGGCAATTACAGCCGCTTTGTATAATGACAGCCTTTCTGCCAGACGACGTGCTTGTGAAGCGTCCTGCACTTGAATAGGAGCATCAGGCGAGTAGCAGCCTTTAGCCTGATTAAAACTCTGCACCACAAACAGTTCAGCCATTACGCAAACTCCCAGCGACTGATTCAGCTTTATCTTGACCATGTGGAGTGAACATAGCAAGAACGATTTAACGCAAGCGAACAGATTTTTAACGGAGGGTTAAGGAGACGCTAGATGTGGTGGAGTGGAAGAGAAATAAGCCACATTTTAAGAGGTAACAACTATTTTAGCCTAGTAATGGCGCTGCCTACTCGATTTAAAGAGTCTTGACCCTGTCCTTATTCTATGGCTTATGCCAGAGGATAGTCAGGGGGCGGGATATAGTGGCTAAAAAAAAGTCATTAATGGAACAAATGCGGTCTAATCCCATTGATGGTTGGACTATCGACGATGTTGAAAGACTCTGCGCTGAACACAATATACAGTTAAAAGCGCCATCAACAGGCAGTCATTATAAAGCCATAAGTCCAATATTGGATGGGCACTTAACAATTCCTGCTAAACGACCCATTAAGCCATTTTACATTAAAGCACTGGTTTCAATGGTAGATGAGCATATTGCAAATCTTAGTAAGCAAGGAGAAACGGAAAAATGAAGGATTATCCTATTCTAATTCTCCCGCTATCCGAAGAAGATGGCGGCGGCTATGTTGGTCTTGTTCCCGATCTAATCGGCTGCATGTCCGATGGGGAAACAAGAGCTGAAGCTATCGCGAATACAGAAGAGGCTATAGCCGAGTGGATTGACGCACAGATTGAGCGCGGCAATGCAGTTCCAGAACCTGGAAGCATGGCAAAGAAGAAACGCCATGAGCGCAGCTTACTGCAAACAAAAATTAAAGAACTGCACGAGAGAATTGATCAATTCGAAGGTCGATTTAATGAAATTGAGGTTGCTCTAGATGACTTGCGTGAGCAGCTTGAGCATTTAGATGCATGGGACAGATTCACTAACATTACAGGAACGTCCACTACGATAGAGCAACGCAAGTTTTTTGAGCTCTGCTAGAATAACTCTTTTTCTTATGCCCATTAACAAGCGCCGGTCACTCCGGCGCTTTACTTTTGCGCTTAAGTGCTAATAACTCCGCCTTACGATTGAGTTTTGCATTTTTTTCACCCCGTAGCTTTTCCTTAAGAACGCAAATAAGTAGCGCATCAACCAGATCCATTTGAGAATTACGCCCCATTGAATACTGATGTATGGCCTCCTTCTGTAAAGCAAGGCCCTTCCTGCTACTCAGATTAATATCGGTCACTGAGCAAACATGAGATACCGCAAGATTAATTAACCTCATATCCCTCTTGACTGAGTTGTTTTTGCTTACTGCGATTGACATATTTCCCCTCCCATTGCGTTAGAATTTTCTAACGAATTAATGAGAAGCGCTCAGCTTTCAAGACGTATGCGGCATATAAGTCTACGACGAGAAAATTCGCGAGTTGCGAGAGGAAATAATTTTATAAGTTTGCATAAGTTGAATATGCAGAAAGCGCCGGTTATCCGGCGCTCAGAATTTGCGTTTGATCTAGTGCTCTAAAATCCGCTCACGTTTTCGTTTTAATTTATCGGCCATATTAATTCGATTAAGCATCAAATCTACCAGCTCTTTCGGATCATAATGGCCGGCCATATATTCGCGAACAACGGAATTTGCTATTGCCTGCCCCTCTTCACTTGTTAACTCAATGAATGTGGCGGCGCAGATTTGAGATAGCGCATTATTGATAATCGAAATATCTGCTTTGTCGATTACGTTCCTCTGTGTGGATTTATTCACTTTAGTATCCTCCCGCCCTCTTTTGGGAGTATTCCGCAGAGAGGGCAAGGACAGAGTAACATGGTTAATGCGCATCCCCTAATCATCATTAACTATTAATTATGGTCGCCCGCCTCGTGCGGGCTTTTTGCTGCCCTGATTCTAGCATGGCTGGGGTGTGGGGCAAGTACGTAGGCAACTTAAATTTCCTACGCATAGGATTTCCTATTGACATGCTATAGGATATTTCCTACGATACACCCATCAACAGCGCGAAGAAGCAAACGCCGATCCGCTAAACGATGGAGAGAAACATGCGATACCCGTTTTGCACTGATCTGAGCGATAAAGCTCTCGGCATTACACTGTTTCAGGATTTTGAATGTGAAGTCGATGTATCCCTGATCTGGGATAACGGCGAGCCGGTTATTGAAGTGAACGCGGTCTATGTCGACGGTGAAAACCTGTCGCGTGGCGAAGGCGTATCCATGCATCTTGCCAGTAAAATTGCAGATATCGCTGAAAGCAGTGATGCACTCCTCACCCTCGTCATTGAAGATGAAGAAGTCCGTTTTCCGAGGGCTGCGTGATGGACGAGGAACTCATGACACTCGTCTGGAACGCCTATTGGGATGAAGGCAACACCAAGACTGCTTTAGAGCGTGTCGTGCAGGTTGTGCGCGATTACGACAAGGCCGCCCTTTCCACTTCCAATTCCAAAGTCACCAAGATCGCTCCACGCCGGAGGGCTGCATAATGGCCGACCACCTCACATCAGAGCAGGCAGACTTATACCTGACCGCCATCAGCACCGATGCACCCACAGCTGATCGCATTAAAGCAGCAGGCGACCTCTTGGCGCGCCCTCTCCCTTACGACGCCCGTAAAGAAATCCGCTCAATTTTTCTCGATCTCACAGACAAGGAACTGGCAGCATGAGCGCCGCACTTGAAATTCACACGCAGACAACGCCGGTTGCACCAAGCAATCAAACACCGGTCGCACTAACACCTATGCAAATGGCTTACCAGCTTATTCAGGGCGGCGCTGACCTTGGCTCTGTCAAAGAAATGCTGGCGGTTAGTAAAGAGCTGGCGGCAGAGCAGGCAAAGCGCTCATTCTCAGTGGCGATCGCATCTGCCAAAGCAGTGTTGAAGCCCATCACAAAGAACCGTGACGGCCACAACACGCGCTACGCGGACTTCGCAGCTATCGCAACGGCAATTGACCCAATCATTACGGCGCATGGCCTGTCGTACCGGTTCCGCACTTCACAGCTTAATGGGCGCATTCATGTGACCTGCATCATCGAGCATGTTGATGGGCATTCAGAAGAAAACACTCTGGACGCACCATCGGACGATTCCGGCAAGAAAAATGCAATTCAAGCTATTGGTTCAGCGCTAACTTATTTGCAGCGCTATACCCTTATTCAAGCGTTTGGCTTGGCGGTAGCGCACGACGATGATGGCCGTAAGGCTGGCGCAGGGAGCCAGAAAACCATTTCAGCGGAGCAGTTACAGCATATCCGTCGACTGATTGAAGAAACAGATACTGACATTGAGCAGTTTTGCAAGGTCGGTAAAATTGATGCGCTGCCTGATATTCTGGCTTCAGAATACGATAAGGCCGTCAATCTTCTTGAAGAAAAAAAGAAACGGATGGCTAAATGATGCAGGTATTCAACGACATAGAGCAAGGCTCTGGTGAATGGTTTGCTGCCCGTGCTGGCATCCCAACGGCATCACGTTTCGCAACTGTCATGGCAAAAGGGGAAGGAAAAACCCGCGCTGAGTACATGCGCAAGCTTGCCGGTGAGATTATCACCGGTGAACTCGCAGAAGGCTTCACAACCCCGCATATGGAGCGCGGTAAGCTGATGGAAGATGAAGCGCGTGAGACTTATGCCTTCATTAACAGCGTTGAGCCTTATCAGGTCGGATTCATCCGTAGCGGCGATAAAGGGGCAAGTCCTGACAGTCTGATTGGAAGCGATGGCGGTTTAGAAATTAAGACTGCCCTTCCTCACATCCAGATTGACCGTCTTGAACGTGATCGATTGCCTCCGGAGCATAAAGCGCAGGTGCAAGGCAATCTTTGGATATCAGAACGTGAATGGTGGGATTTCGTGTCCTACTGGCCTCGCCTGCCAATGCTGATCACACGCGTTTATCGCGATGAGCCATACATCAAAGCTATGTCCGATGAGATTGACCGTTTCAACGATGAAAAAGCGGCACTGGTAGAGCGTATTCGCGCTTACGGACAGGAACCTACAAAGGAAGCAGCATAATGGCCGGCTCAGTCAACAAAGTAATTTTGGTCGGCAATCTGGGTTCTGATCCTGAAATCCGCCGCCTGCAATCCGGTGAGCCGGTTGCAAATCTACGCATTGCCACTTCGGAAAGCTGGCGTGACCGTCAGAGCGGTGAGCGTAAGGATAAAACCGAATGGCACAGCGTCGTAATCTTCAACGAAAATCTGGCCAAGGTTGCTGAGCAGTATCTGAAAAAAGGTGCCAAGGTCTATGTTGAAGGCCAACTGCAGACCAGAAAGTGGGCTGATCAACAGGGCAACGACCGCTACACGACCGAAATTGTCCTGCAGAAATTCCGCGGCGAATTGCAGATGCTCGACAGTCGCGGTGAAGGTCAACAACAAAGCCAATCACGCCAGTCCGAACAGTCCTATAGCCAGCAATCTGGCGGATTTGGCGGTGGCTTTGACGACAATCTCGATGATGACATTCCGCTCTGAGGTGACTCATGGAAAAGCAGCGTTACACCATCGTAAATCCGCAGGTTCGCCAGAATGCAATCCGAGCGCTTATGGCTCTCCCTGACGGTCACACAGCAACCTTTGCACCACCAACCAGAAGCGGAGGCCAGAATGATTTCTTTCATTCAATTTGTTCTGACATTGCGAAGTCTGGTTTTGAATGGGCTGGTAAACCACGAAAATCGGAAGAATGGAAAGTTCTGCTTGTTTCCGGTCACACAAAAGCAACGCAGGGCGAAGTCGAATTTGTGCCGGGGCTTGAGGGCGAATTCGTAAACATTCGCGAAAGCACCGCCCGCATGTCAGTTAAACGCGCCGCCTCTTTGCTCGAATATGCGCTGGCATGGTGCGCCGATCATCATATCCCCCTCACCGAAACACGTCGCCAAGGCTACCTTATGGAGGCAGTATGATTATTCAGTTCCTCATTTCAAAACTGCGCAAGCTTCTCGGTTTTCAGGATGATCCACTGCCAGAGCTTCGCGCCACCGCTGAAACTCTCAAGGCCACTATCGCCAAAGCCAAGAAAGACAAGAAGCGATACAGCCATCTTGAGCGTGAATTGCTCAGAACCACAGCTGTAATCGTTGCCATTGAGCGCGGCATTCCATATCGCAATGGCTCTCTGGATTGGGGGCGCTGATGGCTCGTTCAATCAAAGAATGGGTTGGCAAGACAGACGACACGAAAATCCCGCCACGTGTGCGCGAAAGGGTTTTTGATCGTGCAAATGGTATCTGCCACTGCTGCAATCTGCCGATCAAAGTCCCGTTTGAAACATGGGATGCGGATCACCGAATTGCACTGATTAACGGTGGCGAAAACCGTGAAAGCAACTTAGCCCCAGCGCATTCTCACTGCCACATTAAAAAGACAAGGCAGGACGTAGCAGAGAAAGCAAAAGTTGCAAGCGTTCGCGGGAAGCATATTGGTGCAAAGCGCCCGTCATCAAAGCTTTCCGGCAAGAAACAACCAAAGCCGCCACTCACAAAAATCGTTCAGCACCGCCGCTCACTTTATGAGCCAATCCAGCCACAGGAGCGCATGTAATGTCAGATACACACACCACAGCGCATATACCGGATGAGGCTGTGCAGGCTATACCAGAGCGCATTTACGCCAAGACGCACGGAGCAAGTGCCGATGTTATCAGCGGTCAGCGCGGGCTCATTGGCGGATGGAATGAACACAAGCGTGACGGACAGATTGAGTATGTTCGCGCCGATGTTGCCACCGCTCACCTCTCTGCGCCTTGTGCTGTAGAGGCGGCGGTGCTGGATGATGAAAGCCTGCAGGCTCAAATCTCTGAAATCGGCAATCAAATTCACAATTTGAGTTGCGAGTATCAGAACAACGAGCCTTTGTCTGAGCGCCTGCGAGATTTACGCGGCAAGCTATGGGATATTTCCAAACGGACTGCCAAGCCCGTTGATGTGGCGGCGGTGCGCGAGCAGGCGCTTGAAGAAGCTGCAAAAATTGCAGACGTTGGCATGCTGGTTCCGCCTGATGGCGGATCACCAACCAAAGGGGAAATAGACGTTGCTTTGAGCATAGCCGCTGCCATCCGCGCCCTTCTCACTGCCGAAACAACAGAAACGCTAACTTGCGCAAAATCGCAAACTGAGCGTTCTAATGCTGAACCAGCACAGGCTGAGCAGTGGCAGGATATGAAATCCGCCCCATTAAACGGACGGTCTGTAATCGTTTTCGACAGTTTTTTAGGGAGTAAAGATGGCCGAGGTCAGGTTATCGCCCGCTTTGATAAAGAGCATGGATGGCATGTAGCTGCATCTGTCGTCGGTGGAATTTATATAAAGCTCACCAATCCGATTAAGTGGATGCCACTCCCAGCCGCCCCGAGCACGGAGGCAGGCAAATGAACAAGCCTATCTTAGATATGTGCTGCGGATCTCGTATGTTCTGGTTCGATAAGACGGACAGTCGCGCAACCTTCGGCGACATCAGAGCCGAAGAGCATATTTTGTGCGACGGCCGCCAGCTGACCATTGCGCCAGATCAGATTTTTGATTTTCGCAATCTGCCATTTGTTGACGAGACATTCAGCCTTGTTGTGTTTGACCCGCCTCATCTTGTGAAGGCAGGTGAACGCAGCTGGATACGCGCCAAGTACGGTGCATTAAACCGTGATACTTGGCGCGATGACATCCGCCTAGGCTTTTCAGAAGCGTTTCGCGTTTTGAAATCTGATGGAACACTGATTTTCAAGTGGAATGAAACGCAGATCAAGGTTCGGGAAATTCTTGCACTGACAGATGTGAAGCCAGTCGTCGGACACCTCAGCGGCAAGCAATCAAACACCCACTGGATCAGCTTTCTGAAACCCGCAGGCCGCGCAGCCTTGGTTCAAGGAGATCTTGGCAATGGCTGAAAACAGTAAAATCGAATGGACTGACCACACGTTCAATCCGTGGATTGGTTGCACGAAAATCTCTCCTGCCTGTGACGGCTGCTATGCTGAAAACCTCATGGCAAATCGTCTCGGCCGCGTTGAATGGGGTGCCGGTGAAGACCGGCAGCGCACCAGCAATAGCAATTGGCGCAAGCCCTTGGCGTGGGACAAAGCTGCGGCCGGCCGAACCGGTGCGACATTCGTGTTTTGTGCATCACTTGCTGACGTATTCGACAATGAGGTTGATGACCTTTGGCGGCGGGATCTGTTCAAGCTGATCGAGGCAACACCGAACCTTACGTGGCTGCTGCTGACCAAGCGCATTGGCAATGTTCTCAAAATGACAGATCCAATGCGCGGCAGCCCTCTCCTGCCGGACAATGTGGCGATCGGCGCGACCATCGCAAACCAAGAGGAGTACGATCGGGATAACTGGAAGCTGAAGGAGGTAAAGGTGCGGCGGGAACCTGTGTTCACCTTTGGCAGCTTTGAGCCTCTGCTCAGCCCAATACGGCTGGATGCGCATGCACCGGACTGGATTATCACCGGCGGAGAGACAGATCAGGGCGCACATAAAGCTCGATACGCGGATCCGGAATGGTTTCGGTCGCTACAGCATCAATGCGCCAGCCTGAACCGGTCATTCTTTATGAAGCAAATGTCACGAAAAGCAGAAATACCGGCTGATCTTCTGGTCAGACAGTGGCCGGTCGATCGCGCAGCCTTGGCGCAAGGAGGTGGAGAGTGAGCGAACTACCAAGCTGGACTGCAAACCTCACACCTGTGGATATGGCCGGAGCGGCGACATTGCTTGGCGTGTCACGCAGATATCTTGTCGATGCGATTAAGAAACATGGCCACTATGAAAGACGCGGGGCAAAGAAGGTATTTTACCCCGAACATATTGCACTATTGCGGGATGCTTTAACTTGTCAGGACTCAAACTCGAACACAAAAACGGAATTTGGCACGTTACCGGCACCGTCGCAGGACAGCGCGTTCGAAAAAGCCTTGGCACTCGCGACAAAGCAACCGCAGAAGAACTCAAAGCCCAATATGAAGCGAAGCTCTGGAAACGCCACACCTATGGCGAAGAAGCAGTAAGGACGTTCGAAGAAGCAGCGCTAAGCTATCTTGAACAAGGGGGCGAAGGCCGCTTTCTTCCGAAGGTGCTCAAATTCTTTAAAGGTCGCGCTGTGGGCTCAATTAAGCCAGCGGAAATTCGCCAAATGGCAATATCGATCTATCCAACTGGTGCCCCCCGTACTCGCAACCGGCAAGCTGTTGCCCCTGCCCGTGCCGTCATCAACCATGCTCATGATCTTGGTTGGTGTGGCCACATCAAGGTCAAGCAGTTTGAAGTGCAGAAATCGCTGAAACACAAACCGGTTGATCGTGAATGGCTCGATGCATTCCTGGCAGAAGCTGACAAAAGTAACCTGCATCATCTGTCTGCCCTTGTTCTCTTCATGAACCACACTGGCACTCGCATTTCCGAGGCAATACGGCTTACTGGCAAATATGTTGACCTTGAAAACCGTATGGCAATTTTGGAAAAAACAAAAACGGACGAATGGGAAACACGCCACCTCACAGAAGAACTGGCAGCACGCATTTCAAGCCTTGGCGCCGGTCTACATGATCGTGTATTCTCATATACAGATCCGAAAGCAGTTAACCGGCGAATGAAGGCAGTTTGTGAGCGCGCAGGCATCGAGCCGCGTAGCACTCACTCAGCTGGCAGGCACTCTTTCGGTACGAATGTTATGGCAGCCGGAGCACGCGTAAAGGATGCTATGGAGGCAGGCGGATGGAAATCCGCCAAGCTATTCATGGAAACCTATGTGCACAGTCATGAAGGTGGCAAACGTGTTGCAGCATTGTTGAATGATGAAAACTCACCATCTGGCACGATTTTGACAAGCACACCCAAACCGTCACGGCGAAGGTTCGGAAAACAAAAGGAAAAATGA